ACTAATATTTTAGAAAAGAAAATACAAAAGAAACATTTAGAAAACTACTTGAAACATAGTTATAAAATATATAAATCATAACTGCGTTTTGTCTCATTTTTCTTTTTGGTCGGTGTAATTAAACATTTATTATAATATTTATAATTATAATATAATAAATATTATAATTATAATGAGTAATATTACTGTTTTGGGAATTGGAAGATTAGGTTTAGGTCTTGCTTTATTAATTGAAAAAGCAGGCTATAATGTTTTAGGTATTGATATTAATGAAGAATATATTAATAAATTAAATAATAAAACATTTAAAACTAAAGAACCCGAATATGAAAAACTTTTAATAAATTCAAAAAATTTTAGAGCATCATTGGATTTAGAAGAAGGTTTAAAACATTCAGATATTATTTTTATAATGGTTCAAACACCAAACTCGGGTGGTAATAAATTTTATGATCATTCAATAGTTTCAAATCTTTTAGAAAAAATAAATGAAAAAAAAGTAGAAAATAAACATATTATAATAGGTTGTACATTAATGCCAAAATATATTGATGAAGTTGGTTCTTTTCTTCTCTCTGATTGTAAAAATACGACACTATCATATAATCCAGAGTTTATTGCGCAAGGAGAAATTATTAAAGGATTTTTAAATCCAGATATGATATTAATTGGAACAAATTCTGATGATTTAGGAGAAATATTGAGAAAAATATATAGTAAAATAGTTAAAACACAACCAAAATATTGTATTATTAGCCCATTGGAAGCAGAAATTACAAAAATAACTATAAATGGATTTATAACAACAAAATTATCTTTTGCAAATATGATTTCTGACGTTTGTGATACTATTGGAGCTAACAAAGAAAAGGTTTTAGACTCAATTGGTAGTGATAGTAGAATAGGAAATAAATATTTTAGACCAGGTTATTCTTTTGGAGGTCCATGTTTTCCAAGAGATACAAGAGCATTGGCATTATTTGTAGATCAAAATAATATAAATAATGAATTATTATTATCTACAACAAAATATAATCAATTACATTCAGATTTTTTAACGCGAAAATTATTACATGAAAATAAAGAAGAATATGTAATTGAAAATGTATGCTATAAAGAAGATAGTAAAATACCAATAATTGAAGAAAGTGCAAAATTACAAATAGCAAAAAAATTAGTAGAAAATGGCAAAAAAGTTATAATAAAAGATGAAGTTCAATTAATAAATGAAGTAAAAAAAGAGTATGGTAATTTATTTAATTATTTAATTATTTAATTATTTAATTATTTAATTATATTTATTATTATATAAATATAATTAAATAATTAAATATTATATGTATACAAACAATTTTTGGAATAAATATAATAAAAATATATATTCTTCACAAGGAGAAGATGGAATAATTGAAGAATTATTAAATAGATTAAATATAAAAAGTGGATGGGTATGTGAATTTGGTGCTTGGGATGGTATAAAATCCAGTAATACTTTTAATTTAATTAAAAGTAATAATTTTAAAGGAGTTTATATAGAAGGTGATAAAATTAAATTTAACGACTTGTTAAAAACAGTATCATTATATAAAAATATAATACCTATAAATGAGTTTGTAAGTCCAGAAAATAATTTAAATTGTTTAGATAATATATTAGCGAAAACAGATATACCAAACAATTTTGATATTTTATCCATAGATGTAGATTCATATGATTATAATATTTGGAAAAGTTTACAAGTATATAAACCAAAAATAGTTATAGTTGAAATTAATTCTTCTGTTATGACTAATAATGAATTACATATTCATGAAGAAAATAAATATCAAGGAACAGGTTTTAGACCTATGTTTAAATTAGGTATAGAAAAAGGATATAAATTTGTTTTACATACAGGTAATATGATATTTATACAAAATGAATTATTTCCACAATTAAATATTAATTATAATAATGAATTGGAAAATTTTAGAACTAATTGGGGAGGAAAATAACTTTTTTAATACCAGTTAGATCCATCTCCGTGATTATTGTCATAATAAAATAAAATATTTTTAACAAAAACACTATTAGTAAATTCTAATGCTCTTAACCAACAATCATAATCTTCTTTACCATTTTGAATATGTTTAAAATTATTAATTTTATCTAAAATTTTTTTCTCTATTAAAACACTACTACATATAATACAATTATGAATTTTTAAAAAATCTTGATTCCATATAGTAGGAAATCCGTTATCTAATAAATTGCTATTTTTATTTTTAAATAAAATTTGTAAATTTTTTAAAATATCACCTAGATATATTTTATATTGTTTATTATTATCATAAATTCCATGACCATTTAATCCATCTGTAGATGACATTTTACAACCACTTGATTTAATAGCATTTATTTGTAATTCTAATTTTTTTGGAAACCATATATCATCATCGTCACAAAAAGCAATAAAAGTTCCTGTTGATTTTTCTATACCTTTATTTCTTACATAACCTGCGCATGCATATCCAAATATTTTTTTTGTATTTTTTTGTAAATTTATAAATATAATATCATTTAGTTGCCAATCATATTCATAATATTCTTTTTGACTTGAATTATCATTTACTACAATAATTTCTATATTTTTATAAGTTTGATTTTTTATAGAATCAATAGTATTTAATAAATAATAAAATCTATTAAATGTTGGAATTACAATAGATATTTTATCCATTTAAATATAATTATAGATTATATTTATATTTAAATAATGAAACAAATAATAGTATTTTCTTTATGGGGTAATATTCCATGTTATACAATCGGTGCTATAAAAAATGCATTATTAGCTAAAAAATACTTTCCTGAATGGATTTGTAGATATTATTATGATGATACTGTACCTAATGAAATTATTGAAAAATTAAATTCATTTGATAATACTGAACTAATATTTATAGAAAAGTCATCTGGAGCAACTAAATGGAAACAACCAGGACAATTTGGTATGTTATGGAAATTTTATACTTTTAATGATAATGATGTAGAAATATGGATGTCTCGTGATACTGATTCAAGAATTTCTCCTTATGAAAAAAAATATATAGATGAATTTATAAATTCTGATAAAATTATACATAGTTTTAGAAATGAAAGTGAACCTTTAATTAGAGGCGGTATGATGTCTTTTAAAAATTATAGTTTAATAGATAATAAATATAAAGACAATAGAATTATAAATGAAAAAAGATTAGATATAAAAGAAATGATGAATTATATAAATCAAGATAATACACCATTTTATAGTGATGAAAATTTTTTAAAGGATAAATTACTTCCAATATATAAAAATTATTATTCTTACAATTTAAGAAATGATAATTCCATATCATTTCCTGTATATTGTGGTCCTTATGTTGGTTCAATGTTAGATTGTAATGATTGTTGGATAAAGGACCATAATTTTAAGGAAAAAGGTACATGTATATTAAATAATAGTATACAAAAAATAGATAATATATTTAACTATAATAATTTAAATAATTTTTTAGAAAATTATATTGCACAATTAAATAACAATTTTTAATAATTAAATAATTAAAACATTATCAAAAATATGATATTATATATAATAAATATTAATTAAAAATATTTTTAAATAATATTGTATTAAATAAGTAATAGTATATATATTTATATAATATGACTGAAAATAAGAATTCTTGTAAATCAATTGAAAATATTAAACATTATTGGAATAATAGACCATGTAATTTAAATCATTCAAAATTAGAAAAAGGCACTCGTGAATATTTTGATGAAGTTGAAGCAAAAAAACATTTTGTGGAGCCGCATATTTTAAAATTTGCTGATTTTTCTAATTGCAATAATTTAAAAGTTTTAGAGATTGGCTGTGGACTAGGGACAGCTGCTGTAAATTTTATAAGAAATGGCGCAAAATATACAGGAATAGAATTATCAGATGAATCATTAAAATTGACAAAACAACGTTTTGATATTTATAATTTATCAGGTGAATTATATAATATTAATGCCGAAGAAGATATAAGTTTTCTGGGTTTGAATTCTTTTGATTTAATATATTCATTTGGAGTTATTCATCATAGTCCAACCCCAGAAAAAATTGTAGAAAATGTATATAAATTATTAAAACCAAACGGAAAATTTAAATTAATGCTTTATGCTGAAAATTCTTGGAAAAAAATGTTAATAGATAAAGAACAAGAGCAATATGAAGCACAAAATGGTTGCCCATTAGCATATACCTATACAAATAATCAAGTATATAAATTATTAGAAAATTTTCATAATATTAATATTTTTCAAACACATATTTTTCCATATAAAATAGATGATTATAAAAATAATATATATATAAAAGAGGATTGGTTTGAAGCTATGCCAGAAAATATGTTTAAAATATTAGAAGAAAAATTAGGTTGGCATTTATGTATAACTTGTAATAAATAAAGTTTTATATTTAATATATATATAAATATATTATAATTATATTTATATATAATGAAGTTAATTATATTCACTACGTGTAAACCATTTATAGATGATGATGCCTGGCGTCAAGAACAAGCTATAAAATCGTGGACATTATTAGAAGGAATTGAAAAAAAAATAATAATAATAGGTAATGATGAAGGTACAAAGCAGATTTGTGAAAAATATAATCTTATACATGTACCAAATATTAAAACACTAGCTGGAGTTCCGTATTTGTATGAAATGTTTTTAATAGCTAATAATTATGCGAATGATGATGATATTATGTTATGGACAAATTCAGATATGATATATTTTCAAGATATGATAAACACTATTTATAGTTTTAAAATAAATAAACCAAATGAAAAAAATTATTTATTAGTTGGACAACGTATAGATTGGCATAATCCAATAATATTAGAAAATATATCAAAAAATGATTTTTTTAATAAAATAAATTTAAAAAACATAGGAACTATAAATATAGAGAAACAAGATTCTATATATAATGAATGTTCATTACATCCAGCATGTGGGATAGATTATGTAATACATAGTAAAACAACATTTTTAAATAATTTAGATCCAAATTTAGTAATTGCTGGTACACGACATGATATGATAATGTTAGGAGTCGGTATTGATAAAAAATATTTTACTTGTGATATAACAAATAGTTGTCCTGTTATTCATCAAAATCATGGTTATAGTAATAAGAATTATAGTCAATTAAAAAACAATAATCTTAAATGTAAAGGCAATCAAAAAAGTATAAAAGATTGTTCTTATAGAACAATAATTACAGATAATATAATAAAATTTATTAAAAAATAAATATTTAATTAATATTTAAATTATTTTGTAATGATTTAATTAATTCATTATTATATATTAATCCACCGGTTGGTTTATATGATGTTATCGGTCTAGTTTCTGATTTTTTATTGTTCATATTTATATTATCACCTGTATTAAACATTAACATATCATTTTCTTCTTTTTCATCTTTAAAAGTAATAGCTCTATTATTTGAATTATTACTATTTCCAGATGATGAACCATTATTTCCAAAAAATGAAGCATTACTATCTTTTTTCTCTCCAATAAGATTTCCATTACCATCAATAGATACACCAGTTTTCTTTTTTATTTCACTTCTTACATATCCAGGAACCCAATGTTCCCATGATATAAATAATAAATTAGGATGAGTATATCTTAATCTAAAACCATTATCCTGTAACTTATCCATGACATATGTTATACAATGTGCTACATCATATCTAGGAACACCAATCATCATCTCTGGGATAACAAACCAACAATAATGCTCATTTAATTGTTTCCGTGATGTTGTTTTAATTCTATTATGAATTCTATTTAATATAGTATTGTAACTATTTGTAGTATTAATATCGTGCTGTTGCTTTCTCTCATATAATTCATCTAAATCTATTTTATCTACATAATTTTCAGGATCATCAACTGTAAATATTGTATTCATAAATAAAAAATAGAAAAAAGTTATTAAAAATATACGTTAAATAATAGTAATAAAATGATTATTAAACATTTAGTTATTGGAGGTGGGGGTCCAAATGGTTTTATGTTCTTCGGTGCTATGAAATATTTAAAAGAGAAATTATTCTGGAATAATGATAATATAAAAAGTATTTATACAACATCCGCAGGATCATTAATAGGAACAATATTATCTTTAAATTATAATTTAGATGATATAGAAGAATATATTTTAAAAAGACCATGGGATAGATTACAACCGATTGATCCTGAAAATATATTAAATATTTGGAGTGAGAAAGGAATATTTGATGAAAAATTTGTATTAGATATTATTAATCCTTTATTAAAATGTGTTTCCTTAGATAGTAATATAAATTTAAAAGAATTTTATGAATTTAATAATATTGATTTACATATTTTTACTTCAAAAATAAAAAATGGATATTTTGAAACTATTGATTTAAATCATAAAACTTATCCTAATTTATCTTTATATAAAGCGATTACAATGTCATCCGCTTTTCCATTTGTATTTAAACCAATTGAATATAATGGAGAATATTATATAGATGGTGGATTATGTAATAACTTTCCTTTAAATGCTTGTTTAAATGAAGTTAGTTGCGAAAAAGATGAAATTTTAGCAATTAATTATAGCAAAAAAGGGGATGATGAAAATTATGTAATTAATAATAATA